TCTACGCCAACAACTGCTGTTGCGCGTATAGCATCAGTACCATCGGTAATGGTTGCTGTGGATTGTATAATCGGAAACTCTGCGTTATCGATTAATGATTCCTCAACTCTCACTGTTACTCCCATCTCTAAGAGATAAGGTTTAATTGCTTCAAGAATGTCTTCGGCTGATCTGAAGTTGTATTTGCCGAATGAATTAAATCTAGATTTTTTAGATTTAAATTGCGTCTGAATCGACGCGAGTTTATCATTTAATTTCATAAGGTATTAGGTTTTGGTCTATATATATTATTACGTGTTTTTATAAATAATCAATTACTTGGTTAGCATCTACATTAGCTATCAAGCAATCAATTGCTTCCTTTTTTATTTGCGATACAATTACCGTAGCTGTTGGTACTGAGAGCTTTATATAATCCGCAATTTGTTTAGCGGAATGTTTATCACAGTCTAAACCATAGAATAATCGTAGCACGTCATATTGTTTTTGCGTTAAGTGTTCTTTCATTAAACTTAACAAATAAGCATTAAGTAAATTAATGTTATAAGGTTCCGACTTGTCTGGCATTTGATATGCAAAGTTTTCGTCATTGTTAGGCTGACTATCATAACTAACAAAGATACTATTAAAGAACATAGAGACAAGCTTTTCATCTTTAGGGGACTTGCGGATCTCATTTAATTTATGTTCAGGTATTTTTATATTACCTCGATTAATATCTATTGCGCGTCTTATAGCGCCTTTAATTCTTTTAGCAAAGAAAGATTTCAATGTCTTCTCTATATCTTCTTGATTTTTATACTCGCCTTCATCATTACGCATTAAAATCCAGTCTAGCTTATCAACCGCAAGCGTCAAACCTTTGCTGCCTTCTTGTATCAGATCATTGATACTAAGTACACCAGAAGCTTGATCGCTGGTTGAAAATTTTCTTGCAAGATTTTCTACAAGTGGTAAGAACGTAGTGATAAGTTCATTACGTGTGTAGTCTTGAAATAATTTATTAGGTATAAGTTTTAATACAACCTTTAAATCTTCTTTGTACCTAATATAGTTTTGTATATTATATTTTTTCATAGTTGTTGATTCAGTAATTGTTTCTCACGTTTTAATTCTTCGTCCATGTTTCTATGTATCGTACGGGTGGAACACTTTAAATACTTTGCTAACTTATCTATTGTAATCTTATTTTTAGTGTCGTTAAGTATTAACATTGCATCATAAATTTCTGTACTCGATAATTTTTTACGGCCCACCATTTGTCCTACTATAGATAGCTTTTGTCTCATATCTAAACCAGTATATTCTTTAAATATAATCTTACGTAGTTTGTTAGGTGGTGGTTTTTCTAAATCCATAAGTGATACATCATAAATCATGCTCTGTTGTAATTGCTCTGATATATTAAATGTAACATAACCGTATATTTTATCGCATATCATTCGTGTTACCTCTGTAAAATCTTGTGCATCGAATTGTGGGTTTAAATACCATAATACATACAAATGCCATTTTAATGATTTATATGTAGTGATCTTTGCTCTTGATGCAAACAGGTGATAACACTGGTGCGTACCTTGTTCGTAAAACCATCCCCATTCATACTCTATCGCTTTTGGTTTATCGGTTGTAGGGTTTCTTCTATATATTATCCGCCTGTCATTTAAGAACTTTAAATTTCTTTCGTATTGTGACATTAGCTTCTTACTATTATATTATTATTATCTATCGTCGCTATGCTGAGATATATTTTAATCTTCTGTTATATTTAAGAAAAAGCCTAGCTTTTAGTTGGGCCTTGTCTTGATTTCCTTCTAACACATGTTTAACAATATCACCATGAGTTGCGGCTATTGCCTTTTCCAGTTGATTTATGTGTACGTTTTTTCGCTTTTTGAAAAGCTTTAATCTTATCTTTAATTCCATTGTAATTGGTTTTGATTAAGTGGTCTACTAATTTTTTGCTCATTTTTATTTTTAATTTTAACTTTGTCCTGTTCGTAATAATTCCAGTATGCTGACAAACTGTCGCCTTCAACTTTATACTCATCAGGCATACACTGAGGAGGTTGTGTAAATTTACCCTCTGGTATACCGGGAGGATAGTGGCCTAGAGGCTCTTTACATTTGGTAATAGTTAAATGTTTTCTACCGTATCTAGCCGTGTATTCTTCACCTAAAGCTAGCATGTGATTGTATAGCCACCTGTAACTATTTTTATTTAATCTACACCATATACTTGACGGGTGATTGAGGTGTGCAGTTTTGTATGGAACATCTTCATTGCCATAATATCTGTGTGCCGTACAAAGCATTTGGGCTGACTCTAAGATCATTTTAACCTTATGTTTATCATACATATAAGAAGCCGCTTTATAAGGGTCCTTATCTAAATAAAATATATTCATCTGTATCTTTTGTGTTGTAGTCTATTATAGTGTTTGTCTAATAATAGGTTTGCTACTTCTTCGCTTATTAAGTTGTCGTTGTATAGTTGCCATATTAGTTTACTCATAGTTTCTAAGTGTTTTGAATAGCGGATGTCTGTATGAACCCGCATTAGTTCTTTGAAAATAAGTAAAGGTAGCACGCTGACCGATATAGTCATGAACGTTAAGTAGCATATTTGCCAAATCCTTGTAGGTATAGCCTTTGCCCGGCGGACAACCGAACTTTATACCTTCGTCATCTTGCATCAGAAACTTTCCGATCGTGCCTTGTCTCTTACCTTTACCCTCTTCATAACCTACAATTGTAGCTTCAGTATCGCTAAAGTCTTTGAACTTCATTAACCCGTAAGATCGGCCGTGCTTATATAGTGCGCTACCGTCACGTAGTATTGAGCCCTCGTAACCGTTAGCAAGAAATTCATCATGGTGCATATTCAGTGCTTCTTCATGTTTGTGTACTTTGTATGTTGGTACATATTGAACACAAGGTTCATATAGGTCCGATACATCTAGATTATTCATTCTGGTTTTGTACTTATCATACATTACACCATCGAAATAATCGTACACGTGAAATTGAACGAGACGTTGTGCGTCTATTCTGTCTGCTTCGGTTGGCTTTTGCTTTCTAACTAATGAAATAATTTTCTCAAAGTTATCTTTAAGCCTGTGGTTATATAATTCGCCGTCGAGTACAACATCTGGTTGTTGATCGAAAAACGGTTTAAGTGCCAATTCAATATGCTTGACATTCATAAATTGTTTATCGTTTCTAGAGTATGCACCGTTGGCAGTGAATAAGCATCGAACGCCGTCGAGCTTAGGTTGTATGTAATACCCATCAGCTTGATTATAGTTTACTCGATCTATATCAAATTTGTGGGCAAGCATTGCTTTTTTCATCATTTATTTAATTTTCTGTTTATTCTATCAATTTTATTTTGGATTATCGCACATTTTTCGTATTGTCCTTTTTCTTCGTATGCTGACAATAGCGTCATAAGTCGTGCCATTTCCGCTAGTAATTCTTCTTCAGCTTCTAGTTTGTTCATAGAGAACCAGTCTAGACTTTCTAAGTATCTTATTATATTAAGAGATACCATATCAGCTAAGTAATCTAAATCTTCACGTTTCATATAATTATTATCGTAATCCATTCGTGTTTGTTATGTAATTAGGTGCGCCAGCAGGATTCGAACCTGCGACCTCTAGGTTATGAGCCTAGCGAGCTGACCAACTGCTCCACAGCGCAATATTTTGAGAGGCGGACAGGACTGGAATGTTAGAGATGCTTGCGACTTACTCACAAGGGGACTTATACTCTTTTCTCTGTTTATCCTGTCTTTCTGCCGGGTAATAACTATTGAGTGTTTTTAGTACTTGTGTACTTGCATTCTCACTCGCATTACTACTCGATACGGCTTCCAACCTTAAACCTCTCAATCTAGTAAAACCATATAAGCTTCACTATTATTCTTTCTAAACCAAGTAAGTGCTTTATGAAAATCTTTTAATTGTTGTTCACTTACATTTCTTGGGGTTTTAGCGAATACCCAGTTCATACCTTGTATAAAATCGTATATACTTAGTTCTGGTCCGGTTAGTTCGTAAGACTCTCCGCTAAACGGGTTTGTAACTGTATCACCTTCGGTATACCAGCTACCTAAAAACCACTTAGGCTTCTGTTGTTTCTTTTTCTGGGAATTCATATCCGTCATTTTGTAGTTCATCTATTAGTTCATTTTTTTTCTCGTCGTATACTTCTTCGTATAGTTCATCTATTACGTCTGTGATCCAATACTCATCATTATCCCAGCCTTCGCATTGGATAAGTTCAACACTGTAGTCTTGAATTGCTTCTTTAAGGCTGTCGCCTAGATCGTTTTCGTAGTAATGTACGTTTTCATTTACATTTATATTTCTGTCGTCATCAGTAGTTACCCACACTTCATAGCCGTCAGCTGTAGTTTCAGAGTATATAAAGTAATCAGCATTACCTTTCCACTCAGAAGTTAATTCAACTTCGTAATGGCCGAGCACAATATCACATTTCTCTGTGTATTCTGCATCATCGTTCCAGTCTAATCTTTCGTCGATTAGCTCGTCGGTTATTAGCTTACTCATCTTTGATTAAGAATTTATCACCGTACATAAAATCATATGCTGATAGCGAATAGCTACTTTCTTCGGTATAGGTTATTAAATCTCTTAATTGGTCGATTGTTAATTCATACCATATGGTCTTAGATAGTAAGACATATTTAAGTCTGGATGCGGTACTGTACTTCACGCTTGACTCTTCGAGCTTGTCTTTGTACTCAGGTTTTAGTCTATTATATATATTTATCATTTGTTTATATTATCGTTTACAAATCGTGTTGTGTTTGTAAATACATTTTCTCGATCGCTTTAGCCACCACATACTTATGTAATTCCATGTATTCGTCTCCATCTTGCTCATAATCAGATAGTTGCCAGTGCGTACTATCGTCCATTAGCTCTAACGAAACATCAGCAATTCCGTCTGCTATCTCGTCTAATTGTTTCATTTTACTCATTAGTTTCCGTATTCTATTGTTTTTTTACTTGTTACCATCCATTCTATATTGCTAACACTGTGACCAGCGCCAGTTAAGAACGCTTCACAGCTTTCACTATTAGGATTCCATTTGTTTTTATCGTTACATAGTGCGCTAATGTCATACCTATATACATTGCCATCATTAAAATCTAGTACAAATATAAACCTAGGTATATGTTCATTTAATTCTTTTGCTATTACTTTTTCTTCTTGCATTTCGTGCCATGCTTTTATTGTATCACTCATAATTGATAGTCTCTTACGTATTCTAGTTGTTTTCTTAATTCTTTTAAACCTACTCTTGTGGCTTTCTCAGTGTTGCCACCAATATGCCATCTTAATAGTTCGTGTACATCAAATTCTCTGTACTCTTTCCAGTCATACACAGTGAACACTACACCTTCAGGCGTTTCAAAGTCAAAATCATATTGTGATTTTTCATTTACATCACCTGAATTGTCAGCGTACTCACATCCGTTGTTCTCTGCTAATATCATTAATTCATTAGCGCTGGCTTTAATAGTTATACCGTGATAACTAGTGCCATTAGTTTTTTTACCTGCATTTTTAAGCTTGAACATAAGTAAATCCTTTAAAGTTAAACCATTTGCTAATTCCCGGCCTCAACACAATGTCATTGTTTTCATCATGGTCGATGAAATGTTTTTGACCAAATGTTGGTGGTAAGTTACCTACAACATATGGTTTGTATTCAACACCGTTGAGTAGGATTTTGTTTTCGTTTTTAAATTTTATTGTATTCATACTATTATTATCGTTTAGGAATCGTATTGATTTTGTAAGATATTTTCTATCTTATCTTCCATCGCCGTTATTTCGTGTGCTAGTTCTAGTATTTTCTCTAGTCCTCTAGTTTCGAATTGGCTTAAAGCTTCGCCGCAATCGCTATCATATAGTTGATCGACCACGTCTTGCATGTCTAGTGAGGTATTTTCATACCTACAGTAACTCATATTTGGCATAATTTATTGTTTTAGTCGCCGGTAAAGTTATCCCAGCGGGTTTTTGAATCATAGTAAGCTTGACAACCTGCATCATGAAGTCTTTGCATCTCTTTATGGTGCTCTATATTATCTAGATAGTCATCAATTTTATTGTGCATTTCGATTTCAGTCATAGTACCGAAGCTAACCACATTAACGTGTTGCAGTAAAGTTTCATCATCACAATGAAAACCTTTTGCTGGTTTCCCGTCAAACGTGGTCCACTCGTGGTACTCATACGGTGTATCTCTATACGTTATGATATCGTCATTTTTATAGTTCATATTATTTAGTTTTAGTGGACGTGGCAGGAATCGAACCTGCGTTAAGCGTCTCAGCCAACCTCCGCGTCTGGGGTCTGTACTTAGCTTCTAACCATTTCACGCCCTATTATCTTAAGCAAGTGCCATAACCGCGACGTCTACTCGATTTACGGATGACTTCCGCTTGAGCTTGAGACATAATTTGAATGTTATTACCTGTTTTATGATTTGTGATAGGTGCACAACCATAAGCCTCGGTCGTAGAACACGACACACAGGTTTTGTAATTCAACTTAATTCGCACTGGGTGTATTGCGTTGCCGCAGTTACATATACTTGCCATAGTTTTATTTTATTATCGTTTTTAGTTCGTATTAACATTGTAATCATTCCACCTGCCATTGTAAGCAAATGATTTGCCTTTACGATAGTTCGATCGTTGCGGTATTTTGTACCGCCTGTTACCCATACCACTACAAGGACCGTGTATTTTAGCCATTTCGTAGTGTTGGTGAGCACGTTTTTTCTTTTTGTCCGCTACATATTGTAGCAACTCTCTCATATTACTTACTTTCATTTGTTTGCTTATAAAAAGTTATTCTTTCTTCAACTTGTTCTCTAGTTAGCTCACCTTCCATTTGTTTACCAATGTAGTGAGTCATATCGATTTGTTTGCCGTTAGGACAGGTTAGTATAAATTGCATAGTTTAAATTTTAATAGAAATCATAGTATATATCCCACACATTACTTTTTTCTTCCTTAGTTAATAAGTTGAAATGTTTTTTGTATACTCTGAAAGAGATTTTTAATAGGTATGTATTTTGATGTCCCATGATTATTAGTATTTATATTGTTATCGTTATTATTTCGTATTAGTTTTGTATTTGATTTATTAAATCGTTTGCTAACATTTCATATGTTTCGCCATCTTCTAAGTCACATTCGTATTTAACAAAGTTCCATAGTTCTCGGTAATTGTTTTCGTCTTTGGAATATAATTCCTTAAAGTACTCGATCGTTTCGTCGTTCCAGTAAAATTGGTTTTTAGTATTCTCCATATTTATTTGTTAAGTATTTAAGTTGATTTGTTTTATTTCTTAATATTCTTACAGTAGAATAATCTAATACATTTCCGTAACTTCCGTAGAATGTATTTCTTTTTACCCAATCTTTAATGAATTGAAATCTTTCTGAAGGGCATGGTATAAGTATTCTTTTATACATTTCAAAATAGTTTCCGTCAGTATTAGGTGGAAGTTTTACTACTTTGTTAAGTTGGTATAGTCTATCTAAACCACTGTCAATTCTTACATAGCCAGAAGTATAAGAGTATATAACTCTACCGTCTTCTAGTTGGAATTTTTGAGTTCCGTTTTTGTTAATGTTTACTAATTTCATATTATTTATTTTACATTTATATTATCGTTTACCCTTCGTATCTAGTTTGTAAAAAGTATATTGTTTGTTTATTAGTTAAAATAGTTTATGTGGTATAATGCACTATGTATACTTATGCAATTAGTAAAATATGACAATAGGTAGTTATAGTTATTATAATAAGTAGCTAATGTCACATTATTGTAGGACGGAGTATACTCTTCCGATCTACCGAAGTAGCCAGGCCACTGGTCCCGCAAGGGATTGCTCATTCAACGTTATTTATACCGGTGATGCTACAAGCGAAACGCGCCGGTTGTAATCAGGGTCTACTGTACTTCAACCCTGTCGATTACGATATCTCTTACATTAGAAGGCATGTCAGTCGATTGTGACCAGTAACCTCTCTTAATCCAACATGGCATGATGTTGAGTTTAGGTAACATTACTTTTAGAACCTCGTCGTGGTTATAAGTTATCTTTTGTTTTTTATTGTTTACAAAAGTTATAACTTGGTTTCTACCGTACCATGACTTTCTGACTACGAAATTCTTTCTTTCGATTGGAGGGAAGATTTCGTTTAGTTCTTCTTTACTTAGCTTAGAGATAGTCTCTGTTAATTTAGATTTATTCATATTTACTTATTAATTATTATTTATATTATTATCTTTATTGTTTCGTATTAGTTTAGTAACATATGTCACATGGTATGTGAGGTGCACCGTTAACTATTACATTGACCAGTATCATAACGCAACAGGTTACGATGAAGGTTACTGTGCCGTATACTATTATTCCTTCGGCTACCTTAAGGATTTTCTTGTGATTAAACTTTGTCATATATCTTATTTAGTATTCATATATATTATCGTTGAGGTGCCGTGCTAGTGCTGTATGTGTAAATAAAAAAGTCAAAAGATCTGGTCAGAATCAGATGAGCTAGGTCTCGCGATGAGGTCCGGTCTAGGCGTTGTACTCATATATGCAAACGCTAAACAAAACAGGGGTGGGGGCTGGGTAAATATATCGGACTTCCCAATTGAAAAGAAAAAAATGAAAATAAGGTGCAACCCTTTACTTCCCTATATCTTATAATTTTTTTTTACGCTTACGCGCATTAAATAATATAATTATTAGTATAATTATATTTATATGACATTAGGTATATTAATATAATAGTAGCACCCTATCGTCACTTTTTTAAACTTTTATTTTTATACGTGATCATACACAGTATGACACAGAAGCTTTCACCCACAGCACGTAGAGACAAAGCCGCAAGAGACAAGGCATTTGCAATGACACCTGCGAGGAGAGCTAAAAAAGCACACGCTGAAAGATTAAAAAGACAAAATCCTAAGCAATCAGAAAACAAGGATTACGATCATAAAGACCAACGTTATGAATCTGTAACACAAAACAGAGGTAATGACGGGGAAGGCACCAAAAGTGAATCCAACAACAACTACAAAACAAACTAAACATGGCAAGAATATCCACATATGCTAATGATACGTCTATTCAACTTACAGACAAATTATTAGGTACTGATAATATAGACTTATCCACTAAAAACTTCCAAATAGCGGATATTTTAGCGTTTATACTTGGACCAGGTACAGAAAATTACCTGCCAGTATACAACAATGAAGGCCGACTGGTCGATTCTGTTCTATATCAAGACAGCTATAGCTCACCAACACTAATTTCCACATCGACAAACTTCCAAACCGACGGCACATTTACAACACAAGACATCGCGCGCTTTAATGGTGCCATATATCTTACCGGTTCAGTCTACGATACCGACGACAATGCTGGAAGCCTTGAGCAAGTACTAGTTTCGGATGCAAATGGGAACGTGCGCTGGGAAGATTACCAAGGTTCTGGCTTAGAATATCAAGCGGGATGGAACGCAACGCTCGATCAACCTGATTTATCGATTATAGTACCTCAAGCTGGTAATACAGGACATTATTGGGTAGTAAGCGTAGCTGGTGGTACCCCATTAGTTGGCGCCGGAAACGTTCCTATAACCGATTGGCAGCCTGGTGACTGGGCGATTATCTCTCAAGATAGCACAGGAAACTGTTTTTGGGACAAAATTGACAATACATCAGTATTAGCTGGCGGCGGAATTGCCAACAGACTAGCATTATGGACAAATACTAACGTTTTAGGCGAAAGTGAGATAACATGGAACAATGCCCAGACCAAATTTGTAACAACTGCAGGTTTTGACTTCAATGAGATTACTATTTTTGGCGCATTATACGATACTAACGAAGAAGCTGGAGATACAAATCAAGTATTAACATCACAAGGCGGCTCCGGTGGCCCAAATTCTGTAGAATGGAAAGATGTTAGCTCAATAGTAACACCAATACCGGCAAATAATGTTACAGGAACAGGTGCACAAAACGCGATTGCTAAATTTACTGCAGCTGGCAGTATAATTGGTAGCAGCTCTATATATGATAACGGCACCAACATAGGATTAGGCAGAAGTGCTAACACAAATTTCGCAGTAGACATGGGAACTCCAACAGGGCTTCCAATTGCTATAAGAAATGGTATTGTAGTGTCTAATAATCCTAGTTTACCCCAAGTAGATAACACATCGGTTATTATTGGGGCCGGTAGTAACGACATTATAGCCGGATCGGATCACTCGTTAACAGTGGGTAACGGTAACCAAATTCAATTAAATTCAGATTGCACAATTTTAACTGGAACAAACAATACCGTTCAGAGCTCTAACAATTCAATTATAGGTGGTTCGGTCAACACTGTTGTAAGTTCTAACAATGCAGTAGTTGAAGGTATCAATAACAATTTAACAGGATTAAATAATAGTATAGTGCTAGGTAATTCGAACACTATACAAAGTGATGTCGGCGGTGGATCACATTTTGTCTACGGTATAGATAATGACATTAAAGCAATAGGTACGAGCAACACACCAACAAATTGCTTCACATTAGGTAGTAATATAAACATAACAAGTAACGGTGGAGCTGCGCATAGGAATATGTTTAGCGTAGGTTTTGATTTAACACCTGTAACAGAAACAATGACTCTGGGTTATGATAACAACCCCGCTACATATCCAGCAGCGCAATCTGGAGTTAATAAAAGAGGCCCAGTTAAATTTGCAGTAAATACATATGTAGATAAAGATGTAAATACTAAAAACGCTTTACTAATAACAGAGGGATCAAAAGTAATTAATTACCACCCAATGGTGGCATTACAAACAGTCCCATCATTTGAATTTAATAATGATGATACGGCAATAACAGGCGGTATACCACACGGCGGTTTATATAATAGTGGCGGTTTTCTTAAAATTCAAAGAGGAGACGATATACTATTAAGTGTGACTTCTGCAGGCAGCGGATATAATGAAGGCGATACTTATACTACGACATCAACTGGTAACGGATTTGGTTTAACTATAACAGTAGATGAAGTAACTAGTGGCTCAGGTATTGACACTTTCGTTGTTGCAAATCCAGGTCAAGATTACGATGCGGGTGATATAGTAAATCTTAATGTTGGTGGTGCAGTTCTTACTGTAATAGAAGGAAACACAGTATCTTCTAACTCTTTATATACTGGAGATATTTATTTTAACAAAAATTTCCCAACAAATCCTAACTGGTCTATTAAAGAAACAGCGGCTAACGACTTAGAAATAAAAACCACAGGCGGTATAGCTCTTTCTTTCATATCCCCACCTGGCAGTAATGGTCGCGGTACTGGATATAACGAAGATGACATTTATAATACTTCAACAAGCGGTAGTGGGTCTGGTCTTCGAATAAAGGTTTTAGAAATAGACAGCAATTCAGGAGTAACAGCTTTTAGTATAGACGAAGGGGGTTCAGGTTATGTTGTTGGTGACGCTGTAACTCTTACAGGAGGCGGCAGCGGAGATAATTGTCTTCTTACAGTAACAGTTGGTTCGGCTTCAGATTTAATAGTAGATACTGGATCAGGTGACCCTTGTAATTTAATAATGAAAGACGGGGATGTAAAAATAGAACAGCCTAGCGCTGGGATTGTATTAACGGCCCCTAATGGAAATAATTATCGAGTAACAGTTGATAACACTGGAAATCTTACAACTACCCTAGTGTAAAATATAAAATATGCCAAAAAAAAAATTTAAAGAAACCAAAGTCGGACAATTCCTATTAGGAAAATCTGGAGTATTAGATTCGCTAGCAGATGTTTTGCCAGACAAAGGATTACTTGGTGTAGTAAAAGGTTTGATTGATAAAGACGATAACTTACCTCCACCAGATAAAGAGATGGCTCTAAAGTTATTGGAGCATGATATGATTGAAGCACAAGAAGTAAGTGCTCGCTGGAAAGCAGATATGAAATCGGATTCATGGCTTAGTAAAAATACAAGGCCTATGAGTTTAATTTTTCTTACATTTATGACTATATCTTTTATATGGGTAGATAGTCATGGGTATATAGATTTTACAGTAGAACAAGAATGGATTAGCTTACTTAAAACATTAACAACAACAGTATACGTTGCCTATTTTGGATCGCGAGGAGCAGAAAAGGTGGGATCAATAATAAAAAAATAACATGGGTTATACAAAGGAGCAAATAAACATACTGAATAAATACAAGGTAAAACTAATAGTTGATGTAGAGGGCAGATGGAGAATGCACGTAGGCTGCGCGAAACTTACATGTGAAACCTGGGAAGAGGTAGTAGCCCAAGGAACTAAATATCAAGAAGACCCTAAAGCTTATATAGAGTATAATGAACTAATGCTGGGCAATAGAAATCTAAAACCTGTACAAGAAAATGGCTAGAGTATCCAGTTATCCAATAGATAATAACCCTCAAAAGGATGATTTATTACTTGGTACCGACATGGATAATGCGGGTGGACCAACTAAGAATTTTTTATTGGGAGATATATCAGCCGCAGCAATAAGCCTTTATTTAGCTAACAATAGCTGGAAATTTACAACAGACGCAATCGACGGGGCTATGCGTAAGTCTTCTATGTTTTTTGCGGCAGGTGGCGGTGATGGCACAGATTGGAGTAATATTACATCTATTAATGTACAAACATTAATGATGAATAATTCTAATTCATTACCATATTTAAATTACTTACTTACTGATGATCCATCAGATCCAAAAGTAAAAGTACAAGACAACATTATAACTATATTCGATAGAAACGATTTAGGTTCTTTTGGAATATTTGAACTCACAGGTGTTACTGGGGTAAGCAATATAATATATCAATTACAGTTAATACCTTTAGAGAGCAGCGGGACCATACAAGATGCGCATCAATATGGTATAACATTAGACCCGTTAAACGCGCAGGACAAAACAATAATATTTGAACAGGTAACACCAAACTCAACATGGACAATAAATCATCAGTTAAAGAAATTTCCGTCAGTGACGGTTGTGGATTCTGCCAATACGGTTGTGCAGGGTTCTGTCTTATATAATTCAGAGACACAAGTAACACTAACTTTTTCCGCTGCATTTTCAGGGAAAGCATATCTAAACTAATAAACAATGGCAATAAATTTTTTAAGCAGCATCAATCTTAATGAGAACGAACTATTAGGAGCGGCAATACAAAACCTCGGAGCTGATCCTGGAGCTGGTGTATTGGGACAACTTTACTATAATGATTCTTCAAATCAACTAAAAGTATGTACAGTAGCTAGTTCTACTAACCCAACTTGGGAAGCAGTAGGAGGTGGTGTTGAAACCATAGGTAAAGCTACAGGTACTAATCCAATAACATTAAGCGGGACAACAGATGTATTAATTGGAATTGATCAATCATCAGCAAGCAAAAATGGTTTTTTAAGTTCTACAGACTGGAGTACATTTAATAACAAAACAAGTAATGTAGGTACGGTAACAAGCGTAGAACTAACTATAGATGAAGACGAAGCTATTAGTATAGGAGGTACCAACCCTGTAACAAGTTCTGGTACTATAGAATTAGAATGGCAAGGTGACTCATCCCAAGTTGTTTTAGGTTCTGGTGAACTAGCAGACTATAAATCAGGTACAGTAACTAGCGTGGGGTTAAGTATAGATAACTCAACAGCTTTAGATGTTTTAAATTCTCCTATAACCACTAATGGCGAGCTTGAACTTGAATGGCAAGGTACATCAAGTGAATACGTAACAGCCGACGGTGGTAAAGTTAGTATTCCTTCTTCAGATAATTATAACTACTGGGTTTTATCAGACGGTTCTAATACCACTAATATAACTACACAAGCAACAGCTACATTTAGCGGAACAAACAACGAGGTTGACGTGGCTGAGTCTGGAGGAACATTAACAATAGGTTTACCTCAAGACGTTACAATTAGCCGTGACTTAACTGTAACAAAAACAGCAACAGTAGATTCCTTAAGTATAACAAATAAAGGAACATCAGCTGCAACAACAGGATCTGATGGCTCTACGACACTAACCACTAAAGGTTATGTTGAAGGGTTATTAACAGGCCAATTAGTTTATGCTGGCGGTTATGATGCAAGCCAAGATCCTCCATCAGGAGCATCAGTACTACAAGGTTATACATATGTTGTAACAACAGCTGGTAGCGGTGCAGGTGGAACATACTGGTCTACACCATTAGCTATAGGTGATTTAATTATAGCTTTACAAGATAATCCAACTGCTGAAGCAAACTGGACAGAAGTTAACAAGAACGTTACAGAAGCTACGCTTACTACGATTGGTGAAGGTAATGTAAATGCTGGAACTGCTACGACAGTTTCATATTCTAGTGGTACAGCAACAGTCGGTGTAGATTATACTGCGACTACTGGATTAGTAGCTGCTGCGCCAAGTGGTAGTGGAACTCCTGAGGAAGATGATCAAGTTTTAATTGGTTTAGATTCTTCAAGTAGTGGTGAAACAGTAAGTTATGCTTTAGTTGATTTGCCTTTTGTTACAAGTGTAGGATTAGCTATAGATAACACAGGCGCGTTAGACGTAACTAATACACCTGTAACAGGTAGCGGAACTATTGATCTTGAATGGCAGGGTGATTCTTCTGAGTATGTTGACGGTTCTGGTGGGTTACAATCTTTTCCAACAATACCACAAGGTGATATAACAGAAGTAACGACTACAGCGCCTATAACGGGCGGGGGTTCATCTGGTAGCGTTGATATAGCAATAGATAATGCAACAGCAACAGATGTAGGCGCGGCACGCGTAACAGCTGGTACTGGTATTAGTGTATCTGTATCAAATGGTATATTTACAGTAACAAACGACGATCCAGGCTCTACAGCTTCAAATGGTCAGAGATACTCACTTGGGGCAACCTCGGGAGCGGTAACTGCAAATGGAACATCAGGTGGAGCAACTTCATGGTCAATTAACACAAGTACAGATTTAGGTAAATCAGACGCGAAAGATGTGCAATGTGAAGTTATTAGCTCTGCCGGCGAAACAGTAATTCCAACAATAACAAGATCTGGAAGCGCTTTAACAATAACATTTAACGGAACCATCACAAATGGCTCTTACGAAGCAATTTTAATATCAATATAATATAATGCCAAAACTTTTAAATTCCACAGCGTTAACGGGGGATTTTACGGCTAATACTGATCAATTTTTTATAGACCAAAGTACTGGTCGAATTGGTATTGGCACAACAACCCCAGGTGCTCAAATAGAAATAGAAGATTCTAGTAATAACACTTCTGGGTTAAGGTTTAGCGCGGTGGGTACTGGTAACCAAGACAATGTAAACATGCATTTTCAAGGCACAGCTGGTAGTGCTCCATTTTATATATCAAGAGCGCAAACCGGTGGAGCTGAAATACAACTACAAAGAGACGGTGATATTATATTAAATGGTAGTAATGGAGATAATTGTGGTATAGGGACAACACAACCATCAGCAAAGTTAGATGTTAATGGCACAAGCAGATTCAGGAGTAATTCAACTTTTAATGCCGATTTATATGTAGGTAATTTGAGCATGAGCATTGAAGCACAACCAATATCTATTGGCGCAGGTGGAGATATAAATGCAGCAAGCTGGGCACAAAATACTTCAGTTGCTGGCTTAACATTAAAAGATTCTGGGGTAACAGCAAATAGTTATACTAATGCTAATATAACCGTCGATGCAAAAGGTAGAATAACAGCTGCGTCGAGTGGTAGCTCAGGTGGCTCTATAGGTGGTTCAGGTACTGCTAATTATGTACCTAGGTTTACTAATGGCACAACACTGGGCAATAGCATAATAAGAGATAATGGTACAAATGTAGGTATTGGGGCAAGTCCAGATGCTAATAATAAATTAGCTGTAAATGGTAGTTTAAGGGTTGCAGATAATATATATTTAAATACAGGCACATCTAACTCAATAGTAGGAACTGGTGGAGGTGTAGAGTTTTATACAGATTCAATAAATAGGTTAGATATAACTTATACAGGAGATACACAAATACATGGAAACCTAGAAGTAGACGATATATTAAAAGTCCATGATCAAATAGATTTGTACCAAGATGGAAACCAAGCCACAGTACATGGAAGCATAAAGATAGATACTTACGGGAGTTATTCGCATGTAACTAATTTTACAAATGATGTAGCGTTTTCTTTTAACAATAGGATATTCCAGTCTGCTACGATGCAATCTTCTTATCAAGCGGATTTAACAGGTGGTACGAATTCTAAAGAGGTAGCCAATTTTTACATGACAGATTTCACTGGTCAAGGTAATGATTATGCTTGTTTAGCTTTAAAGCAAGCTTCAGCTCCTAATAGTGGCGGGAACAGAACAAGCAACACCGCAATAAAGTTTGAGTCTAACAATAACACTATTAAAGGAACCATAACATTTGGTGGATCTGGAACACAATATAATACCACGTCTGATTATAGATTAAAAGAAGACTTTAAAGATTTTAATGGCTTAGATTTAATTTCGCAAATGAAAGTTTACGATTTTAAATGGATTGATGGCGAGAGAGATTACGGTGTTAAAGCACATGAACTACAAAATATAAAAGAAGATTGGGCCACAGGTTATAAAGACGAAATAGGCCTTATTAAATCTGAAATAGAAGAAGACGGGGATATAGAAGGTATAATACCACAACAAGTTGATTACAGTACATTAGTACCCGTTTTAATAAAAGCAATACAAGAATTGCAAGAAGAAATTAAATTACTTAAAAATTAGGTAATTATATAACCATAAATAATAATTAAAACCAAAACCAAAATGACACTATTTTACCAGACTAATTCGTGGACTAGTCAACCACAACCAACAGAAAAATCCATAGAAACCTGGAAACACGCAGCAGATAAAAAAAACTGGCGTATTACCCAATTACCAAATGGATATTACCAAACAGAAATAAAACATCCTAAAGATGAAAAAACCTGGCAAGATGTTACAAGAAGGGAAACATTAGATGGAGCTGAATCAGCAATCGATGGATCCATTTCACATTATCAGAAAAAACTTGATTACGTTTCTGGACCGAAAGTTGTAAAAACATTCGAATAAAAATCAAATAAAATTTAATTAAATGGAATTTAAATTACCAAGTCAGATTGTTAAAGATCTGAATTTCGGCGATGAAGCGCGAAATAAAATAATGGCTGGCGTTAATAAATTAACGGACGCAGTGAGATCCACTCTTGGAGCTTCTGGAAAATGCGTTATATATGAAGACGCAATGGGCCGACCGGTGATAACAAAAGATGGTGTAACCGTTGCGGAAAGCGTAGTCTTGATAGACCCGGTCGAAAACATTGGAGCTACTTTAATAAAAGAAGCAGCCACAAACACGGTAAGAGAAGCAGGGGACGGTACAACAACAGCTACCGTTCTTGCTCACTCTTTATTACATAATATAAATTCATACGCAGGTGAAGAAACGATTAGAGACATTAAAGAAGGCATTTCTGAATGCCATAAAGAAATTTTGGTATATCTTGATAACGCCAGTATTCCGGTTAAGGATGATATGCTTAGGCAAGTGGCTTACATTTCATGTAACAATGACTCTACGCTTGGAGAAAAAATCGGCGAAGCTTTTGAAAAAGTTGGAAAAAATGGGATCGTTCTGATGGAAGAGTCAGAAACAAATGAAACTTATGTTGAATTTGTTGATGGCGTACAATTTGATTCAGGAATGAAATCAACCTATCTGATAACAGATAAAAGCAAGGGTACTTGCATATTAGATAATCCTTACGTATTAATAGTAAGTTCACCAATTCCAAACATAAGACGTATACAAAATATATTAGAGTTTGTTATAAAAAACAAAAAACCTTTATTAATAGTTGCAACATTAGAAGCTCAACCCTGGGCTACCTTAGTCGCTAATAATGCTAAAGGTAATATAAAAGTAAATATAGTTGACCTCCCTGGATTTGCAACAACAAAAGAAGATTCAATAGAGGATTTAGCAATATTAACAGGAGCTAAAGTAATTAACGAAGAGCTTGGGGATGATTTAGATTTAATTCAACCAGATTGTTTAGGCCAAGTCGCAAAGGCGGTTACTGATCACAAGACTACAACATTACAAGTATCAGAAGCAAATGAAGAGGTTGCTTTAAGAATAATAGATGTTGAAAAGAAAATAAAAGACGAAAAGAACGGTTATTTAAAAAAGAAATTAGAGCAGCGTTTATCTATGTTAACTGGTAAGGTTGGGGTAATTTACGTAGGGGCCGATTCTAAAGTGGAGTTAAAAGAAAAGAAAGATAGGGTAGAAGATGCTCTGCATGCTACAAAAGCTGCATTACAAGAGGGTATTGTTCCTGGAGGTGGTGTTGCTTTACTCAATGCCGCACAGGAAATTGAAATAAAAAACGACGGGTACGGTCTTCTTTTAAACGCAATACAAGAGCCATACCATGCTATATTAGAAAATGCTGGTATATCAAATGTGTTTACTCCTAAAGAAGTCACAGAGGATCCTGAAAATGAAATGGAAGATTCTAAATGGCAAGGAATGGGGATAGATGCTACATGTGGTTGTTATAAAGATATGGTAGATGCTGGAATTGTAGACCCTATATCAGTAACAAAAGCTGCATTAAAAAATGCGATAAGTGTTGCCACAACAATAGTATCTGCTGATTGTATAATCTCAAACGTAAGATCTCTTGAAAGCAATTAATTACTTTATTATAATAGATAAAATTAAGGAAGCGCCGAAGAAAGTAGGTGGTTTGGAAATTACAGAAAAAAATAATAACGACATTAGGTACTTAAAAGCAAAGGTGGTTAGTGTAGGGGATAAGGTTGAACATATACAGAACGGCGATATAATTAGATATGACAAGCATGCAGGTCATGGTATCGAATGGAACGGCACACTTTACCAAGTTATTACAATTGGTGATGTGGTTATTGTAGAATGAGATTAACTTCATCCGATTTAAGAGAATTAAATTTATTTAAATATTATAGGTTAGTGCGTAAGTGGGCATGTAAAACTTACAACTTAAAAGACGCTGATTTAGAATTATTAATATATTTAGATTGTAAAAAGTTTTTTACAAGAAATGATTTTATTAATGGATCTTACACATATTCATGGGATAAAAACCGATGGGAACGTTTAAGAAAAAACGGATGGATTGATATTTATTCAGCAAGAAATAGAACTACAAATAAATTTAACACTTATACGACTTCATATATTTGTAAAAATTTAATTAATAGAGTATATAGAATATTACTGGCAGAAGAAGACATGCCTACATCAGAACGAAGCAAGTTCTACAATAACAAAACATATACGGACAAAGTTTACAATAAAGCTATTGACGATATGATTAATGATAAAAATAGATAATTATGGCATTTAAAATGAACCCCAAGTCTCCTCTTTTAAAGAAGACTTTAAATTTTCCAAGTCCTGCGCAAAAAGCATTGAAGGGAGATCAGCACAAATTGCCTGATCATCTAAAAGCTAAAATAGAGGCTGCGCCAGGCAAAAAAGAATCAGCATCTCAAGAAAGAAAAAATTTGAACAAGTATATGCCCATTGATGACATAGCAGGTTCACCAGCAAAAATTGGACCTAAAAATATTGGACCTGAATCCCCGGCTAAAATACTAGGAGCCGTGGCAGGAGCATTAGGCAAAGCTGTTGTTGGGAAAGTTGTAGATAAAGCTATAGGCAAAAAGAAAAGTAGCCCAGCTAAAAGCTTTAAAGGTTTAGTAAGCAAGCTTGAAAAACAAGGCAAATCAAAAGAGGCAGCTACTAAAATTGCCGGCAAAGTTGCTAATGCAAAAATGAAAGGTGCCGGATCAGGACCTACAGCAAAGCAAAAAGCAAGAGAAAACAAATCACGTGGCGGCGGATTAGGGTCACAAAAAAAAATAGATTAACTAACAAATAAATAATAAACAATGGCATATTCAGGATTTAAAGGTATCGGCCCTAACAAAATAGGATGTGGTGATAAAGGTTCACCAGCTAAAAAATACGGTGCGATGAAAGGTGATCAATCTGCAAGCAGATCAGATTACAAAAATTACAAAGGTACAGATAAAGGTTATAAAGGCAAAGATGGTTCATCTCATGGCGATCAATCAGCTTCTAAAGCAGATTATGATTCTCCAGCTAAAAAAATGAACAAAGGAATGTCTTATGATATTAAAGAAGCGTCTAATCAAAGCTTAAGCAAATCTGCACGTAAACATTATGCAGAAAATGCGCAAGCAGCGAACAAAGGAGGCTACGGTAATAAAGAAGGCGGTAAATACTCTAAGTAATGGCATTTAAACTTCGTCCGTTACATGACGTGTTCGGAATACATAAAGACTCCGAATTTGGAAAACCTATTATTTTAAAAGATGATTTAGAGAAAGGTATAGAAGGCGAAGCAAATCGTGATGGTACTATATTTGTTAATTCAAAACTGTCTGACAAAAAAGTTAAAGAAGCGGTTGATCACGAAAAAGTGCATTTAGATCAAATGGCACAAGGAAGGTTGCAGTATGATAATCAAACCGTAACTTGGAAAAAAGACACTAAATCTCCAGCTAAAGTTTATAATAGGGAAACTATGAATGAAGGGCATCCTGATTTTGAATGGGAAGATGAAGCATATAAAAATTCTTCACCATTAAAAAAAGATGCATGCTATAAAAAGGTAGTTGCCAGGTATGGTCCAAAAAATTCTGCATATAGAAGTGGAGCAATGGCCAAATGTAGAAAAGTTGGAGCTGCTAATTGGGGTAATTCAAAAAAATAATGGCTTTTAAAATGAAAGGTTCACCTCTACAAGTTAGAAAAACCAAAGAGGGTGCAGCACTTAAACGATGGTTTAAAGAAGATTGGAGAACACCCAGCGGCAAGAAAGGCTATGAGGGTGGTGAAAATACTTTTAGGCCAACTAAAAGAGTTTCAAGTAAAACACCAGCAACCTGGAGCGAATTATCACCTAGTGAAAAAGCAGCTGCAAAAAGAGAAAAAGATACAAAAGGCAGAGTAACTAAATATAAAAAATAATGGCAATAAATTTTAGAGGAAAAGCTGAGGAGCTTAATAAAATATCAGACAATAGAAACGCCAGCGGCTTTCAAGAGAAGTCTGCGCCAGGCCCTAGACAAGGGGTTGGTGGTAGAGTACATTTGAAAGAAGCTGAAGCTATGTTTGCTAAAAGACGATCTCCTGCCAAATTAAATAAAAATTTTTATGGAGGTGAAGCTTACTTTCAAGATGGCTATAATGGGGACATGGCTAATCCAATAACAACCAAGTCTAAATCTCCAGCAAAAATGAACATGGCTTTAATAGAAGGAGAGAAAGATGTATTAGCTAGCAAAAGAGGCATTGATTATGCCGCTGAAGTGAAAAAAGGATTTGGAGATCAAAAGCCACCAGCGAAAACCGCGAACCTAAGTAACGATGTAAGTAAAGAGGATGACAATCCATTTGCTTCGTTTACAGGAAAAAAATTTGACACAGAACTAGAAATACCGGATATTTCGGAATTTAAATTATAACATAACAACTAATCATGGGAAAAAATATACCAATAACAGCTAGAGTAAACAAAGGTTTATTCAATCAAAAGAAAGGTGTTACAGAGCCTATTCTTAATGTTGGGCCAGCCGGCGTATACGGGGACAACACCACTAGCGACGCTGCTACAAAATCGCCAGCTAAAAAAAAAGGGTTTTCTATAAACATTAGCCCCTTAAAAGCGCATGAGCCTGGGCACGTAGAGACTTCCCAGAATCAAGAGCTAGGTCCTGATGGCACTATAAAAACTGTTAAAAAAAGAACAACAGCCGGCGACTTAATTACTAAAAAAGGTGGTTGTGGCAAAGGTTTTACTAAGAATGCGGCGGGTAAGTGTGTACAAGATACACCCGATTCAACCGCTGCGCAAGATAAATCCTTTAAAGAAAAATGTTATAATGCAGATGGCTCTCGTAAAAGAGGCGTTAAGGGATGCGTATGGGCAGATGAAAATATTAAAGATCCAGAACCAGATACAACAACTGGTGAAGACGACAAACTCGAAAAAGGTGAATTAACCTTAAGAACTAACGATTCTGGTACCGCTCAAACTTCTTTGCAAAGACGTAATAATATAAGAAGTGGAATACATACGAGTCGAAGAGTAGGCAAGTATAGAAGACAAATGGGCAAGTATGGAACATTTGATGCAGAAGGCAACTTTAAGGCTAATGACAATTTAAGTCAAAGCGATTTAAATAAACTTTCAAAAGCACAAAGTAGATATGAAATTTCTGACAACGAGTTAACTAATGTAAAAAATCAAAGCAAGCAAAACCAAACTTCCGGGTATGGGGCTAATTATTTAGGCACTCAAGGGACTGTTAGGGGTGAAGGTAGAGATTTAAAGCAAAATGAATTAAGTGTTGAAGAGCAAAAAAATTTAGATATACCTTTAAAAGAAGTGAAAACTGCAGCCCCGAAAAAATCAAAATTCTTTAGAAAAGGTGCGCCTATGAAACTTAAATACTTTGGGAAATAATGGCATATATACAACACAACTCACCATTCAAAAAAGCTAAATCTAAGTCTTATGCGCCAGCAAGAAACAAAAAGTCTGGCAATTACGCCGAAGTTAAAAAAGGAGGCGGTACTGGAAAAGATGCAGGTGGCGGAATGACCGCTAAAGGTGTAGCGAATTATAATAGAAAAACAGGAGGTAATTTAAAAACAGCTGTTACAACCCCTCCTTCCAAATTAGATCCAGATAGCAAGGCTGCAAAAAGACGTAAATCATTTTGCGCTAGATCTCGTGGGTGGACTGGAGAAAGAGGTAAAGCGGCTAGACGTAAATGGAATTGTTAAATGAAATCAAAAGGACTTGGTGATACAATAGAAAAAATCACTAAAGCAACAGGTATCAAAAAAGTAGTTGATACCATATCGAAAGCAACCGGAAAAGATTGCGGTTGTAAAACTAGAAAAGAAAAGTTAAATAAAGCTTTTCCTTATAAATCACTTAAATCAAATAAAATGGCAAAAAAAGTAAACAAAATTAAAGCGGAAGAATTACAAATTATTCAAGCCGCAGTAAATCAAGTTAATCAAATTCAAATGCAAATCGGTGGTCTTGAAGCTCATAAAGCTCAATTGTTGACAGCAATAAAAGCCGCCGCCGAAGTTGTTCAAGCTGAACAAAAAAAGTTAGAAGATGTATATGGTTCTGTTAACATTGATTTAAAAACTGGAGAATATACCGATGTCGCAGCAGATAATAAGAAAGATTAGTGTCGGTAAAGACTATAAGAATGACGCTATGCATTATGCTGTTGGGCAAGAAGTGTATGGCGGGCATACTATAGCTAATATAATAGAGGAAGAAGATAAGTACTCCATCTATATAACAAAAGAGGATATGTTAATGCCCTGGAAGGACTTTAACAAAAACATGTCGATATCCGTCGAATACGATCTCTCATGGTAAAATGCAGAGTGTATTCAATTACCTGGTAAAACCGAAGGGCAGTAGGACAACAGGAAAAAAAGAGATAGAAGGTAACGAGTTACTATTAAACACTGAATTACAAAATCATCAATATACTCAAAGAATTGGTATTGTTATAGGATTGCCTCGCGCAAGAATGTATAACGAAATTAAAGAAGGGTTAGAGGTTATTGTACATCACAATATATTTAGAAGATTTAGAGATATACGTGGTAAAGAAAAGAATAGTAAAAACTATTTTGAAGAGGATATTTATTTAGTGCAGCCTGATCAAATATATGCTTACAAACAAAATAATGAGTGGAAAGCACTAGAAGGTTTTGTTTTTGTAATGCCTATAAAAGAAACGGACGAAATTTCCATAGAAAAAGAAAGGCCATTAATCGGCATTGTAAAATACGGCAATGAACAAATTGAAGTAGAAACGCTTGTTGGTTTTAAACCAAATTCAGAATACGAGTTTATAATAGAAGGGCAAAGGTTATACCGAGTTCCCATGAATGCAATTACAATTAAATATGAATATCAAGGAGACGAAGAAGAATATAATCCAGGCTGGGCACAAAGCAGTTGAGGAATTAATTAAAGTAGCAAAAGAAGCTATTGTAGATTCGGACGATGATATCTCAGCTGACAGATTAAAAAATGCAGCAGCCACAAAAAAGCTGGCTATATTTGATGCTTTTGAAATATTAAGCAGAATTGATGAGGAGCAAAGAATAATTGAAAACAAACCAAAAGAAGAAGTCGAACAAACAACTTTTGGTGGGTTTGCTGAAAGAAGATCTAAATAATGTACGAACAAAGTTTATATAGTGTAATAACACCAATTAAACAAACTACTTTATCTAGACTAAATAAGAGTAAGAAATGGAAGTATGGTTATAACAAAGAGCATGATGTAGTTGTTATAAGTAAGTCGGGCCAAATCGGAGAAATATATAATATACAGAATCTGAAGATAGCTTTGCCAAAAGCACCAGCAAAGTTAGACAAATCAAATGACAAGTGGACGCCCGCGGAATATCCGAAGGAATTAAAACTAATTAAAAGTATATTTGATTGGAGAGAATATCCCGAAGAGTTTAAATCAAAATGGGGCACATATATCGATGAACAGTTTAACAAAAGAGAAAAAGGCCATTGGTTCAATAATAAAGGTGTGGCTACTTACATTACTGGTACTCACTTTATGTACTTGCAGTGGTCCAAGATTGATGTTGGGAAGCCAGAGTTTCGCGAAGCAAATAGATTATTCTACATTTTCTGGGAAGCTTGCAAGGCAGATTCCAGATCCTATGGGATGTGCTACCTCAAGAATAGACGGTCTGGCTTTTCATTTATGGCCTCTGGAGAAACCGTTAATCTCGCCACTATTAATTCCGATTCACGATATGGTATACTATCCAAGTCTGGGGCTGATGCGAAAAAGATGTTTACCGATAAGGTGGTACCGATATCGGTTAATTACCCCTTCTTTTTCAAACCAATACAGGACGGTATGGACCGCCCCAAAACCGAGCTCGCCTATCGTGTTCCAGCGTCCAAGTTCACAAGACGTAAACTTGACAATAACACCGCCGTTGAAACCTTATCGGGTCTCGACACCACGATCGATTGGAAGAACACCGGTGACAACGCATACGACGGGGAGAAGCTTAAACTTCTCGTCCATGACGAATCGGGCAAATGGGAAAGGCCGAACAACATCCTCAACAACTGGAGGGTTACGAAAACCACGTTAAGACTAGGTAGTAGAGTAATAGGTAAGTGTATGATGGGAAGCACATCAAACGCTTTAGACAAAGGTGGTGACAATTTTAAAAGATTATACAATGATTCAGATGTCACAAAAAGAAACGCCAATGGACAGACTCGCAGCGGACTATATTCTTTGTTCATACCTATGGAATGGAACTACGAAGGATTCATTGATTCTCATGGCATACCTGTATTCAACACACCAGAAGAAGAAAAAGTTGGGCCATACGGGGACATTATAGACGTCGGAGTCATAGAGCATTGGAATAACGAAGCTGAAGGTTTAAAAGGTGACCAGGACGCTCTAAACGAGTATTACAGACAGTTTCCACGTACAGAGGAGCATGCGTTTAGGGATGAAACCAAAAATAGTATATTTAATTTAGTAAAAATATACGAACAAATAGATTACAACGAAGATTTACGGCATAGTAATGTATTAACTCGCGGTAGTTTTATGTGGGAAAATGGTATTAAAGATTCAAAAGTAATTTTTACGCCAAACCCAAATGGAAGGTTTTTAATAAGCTGGACTCCTTCTTATGAGTTACAAAATAGGCAGATAATAAAGAATGGAGTTAGATGGCCGGGATTAGAACACGTGGGTGCTTTTGGTTGTGACAGTTACGATATATCAGGTACAACAGACGGCAAAGGTTCTAAAGGCGCGTTGCATGGGTTAACTAAATTCAGCATGGAGGATGCACCCCCTAGCACATTTTTTTTAGAATATATAGCAAGACCGCAAACAGCTGAAATGTTTTTTGAAGATGTTTTAATGGCTATAGTATTTTATGGAATGCCAATATTAGCAGAAAATAATAAACCTAGGTTATTATATTATTTAAAAAGGCGCGGTTATAGAGGATATTCAATGAATAGGCCTGACAAATTATGGAACAAGTTATCAGTTTCAGAAAGAGAAGTTGGTGGAATACCTAACTCAAGTGAAGATATTAAGCAAGCTCACGCAGCTGCTATAGAAATGTATATAGATAAACACGTAGGATTGCAATCCAATGGTAACTACGGTTCTATGTATTTTACAGACACATTAAATGATTGGGCTAAATTTGATATAAATAATAGAACAAAATTTGATGCGGCTATAAGTTCGGGATTAGCAGTAATGGCTTGTCATAAAGATCTGTATAGACCAACAAATAAATTACAAAGATCACCTATTAATTTAAGCTTTGCAAAGTATAAACAAAATGGGGAATTATCAAAAATAATAAAATAGTAATATGGCCAGAGGCGTAGTAAATAGTTTTTTTCCAACCCAAGTCGCAAGTGATGCAGAAAAAATGTCGATGGAGTACGGGCTTCAGGTGGGAAGAGCAATTCAAAACGAATGGTTCTCTAGCAATTCCGGTACAACTCGTTTTCAAAGTAATCAAAATACTTTTCACAATTTACGATTGTATGCGCGCGGAGAACAACCTATCCAAAAATACAAAGATGAATTATCTATTAATGGCGATTTATCTTATTTAAATTTAGACTGGAAACCAGTTCCTATTTTATCTAAATTTGTAGATATTGTAGTTAATGGTATTGCTGATAGAGCTTTTGACTTAACAGCATATTCTCAAGATCCTTACGGTGTTGAAAAAAGAACAAAGTATATGGAGGCAATAATTAGAGACTTACAAACAGAAGAGTTGAATAATTTTGCTGCGCAAGAATTTGGGATTAATTTATTTGAAAATAATCCAGATAAATTACCAGCCTCAGAAGAGGAGTTAGATCTTCATATGCAATTAAGTTATAAGCAAGGTATTGAAATAGCTGAAGAAGAAGCTATCAATGTTATGCTTGATGACAACAGATATGATTTAACAAAGAAAAGATATTATTACGATTTAGCAACATTAGGAATAGGAGCGGTTAAAAATAATTTCACAGAAACCGAAGGTGTTACTGTTGAATATGTAGACCCAGCTTATATGGTTTATTCGTATACGGAGGATCCATATTTTCAAGATGTATATTATGTAGGGGAGGTTAAATTCGTTCCTTTAAACGAGCTTAAAAAGCAGTTTCCGAACCTAACGCAAGACCAAATGGAAGAGATCCAACAACAAGGTTCTCAGAATTGGGGTGTATGGAATAATAATATAAGTAATATGTACAACAATAATCGCGATCAAAATGTTGTGCAAATATTATACTTTAATTTTAAAACTTACATGAACGAAGTTTACAAAGTTAAAGAGACAGCAACTGGCGCTACAAAAATTATAGCAAGAGATGATTCTTTTGATCCGCCTAAAGAAATATTTGAAGAGCAATTTGGAAAAATGCAAAGATCTCTTGAAGTATTATATGAAGGTGTTATGGTATTAGGTAGTAATATTTTACTTAAATGGGAAATGGCACCTAATATGATGAGACCAAAGGCTGATGAAACTAAAGTTAAATTAAACTACGCTATCACAGCGCCTAGAATGTATCAAGGCAGAATAGAATCTATTGTAAGTAGATGTACTGCGTTTGCAGATATGATTCAATTAACACATTTAAAATTACAGCAAGTATTACAAAGAATGATACCAGATGGTGTGTATTTAGATGCTGACGGTTTAAATGAAGTTGATTTAGGTAATGGTACTAATTACAATCCGCAAGAAGCATTAAATATGTTTTTCCAAACAGGTTCTATTATAGGTAGATCTTTTACGCAAGAGGGCGATATGAACCCAGGCAAAGTACCTATTCAAGAAGTGCAAACTGGTAGTGGTGGTCAAAAATTACAAACATTAATATCTACTTACAATTATTATTTGCAAATGATAAGAGATGTTACCGGTTTAAATGAGGCAAGAGACGCTAGTACCCCTGACTCTAGAGCTTTAGTAGGTGTACAAAAATTAGCGGCCGCAAATAGCAATACAGCAACAAGACATATATTAGATGCTGGCTTATATCTAACAAGAGAAACCGCGGAGTGCTTATCATTAAGGATATCAGATATATTAGAATACCACCCTGCCAAAGAAGCTTTTATTCAAAAAATAGGTGGCTTTAATGTAGCGACGTTAAATGAAATGAAAGATTTACATCTTCATGATTTCGGTATTTATTTAGAATTAACTCCGGATGATGAGGAAAAAGCAATGTTAGAAAACAATATACAAACCGCATTAAGTGGTGGGCTTATTGATTTATCAGATGCAATTGACATCAGAGAAGTACAAAATATAAAGTTAGCAAATCAGCTATTAAAAGTGCGACAGAAAAAACGCCAAGAAAGACTACAGGAAGAGCAGCAGGCAAATATACAGGCACAAGCAAATGCTAATGCTCAGGCTCAACAAGTAGCTGCACAGGCGGAAGTACAAAAAGATCAAGCGCTATTCCAAACTAAATCTCAACTAGAGCAATTAAAAAGTCAGCTTGAGAATCAAAGAATAGGCGTGGAAGTTGACGCTAAAAAACAATTGATGGCATTAGAATTTCAATATAACATGCAGCTTAAAGGCATGGAAGTTCAAAATAATGCTAATCGCGAAAAAGAAATTGAGGATCGTAAAGACAAGCGAGCTAAAATAATTGGCACGCAACAATCAGAAATGATTTCTCAAAGAAAAAACGACACTCCACCGAAAGACTTTGAGTCAGGAGGTAATGACATAATGGGTGGCGGTTTTGGTCTAGGTGGATTTGAACCTAGATAATTTTAACAATTAATTATATAATATTTTATCATGGCTAAAGCAGCAAAAACAGAAGGTAGTTTTAAAATAAAAAACACCAAAAAAACAAAAGAAGCTGAAGTTAAAGAATCTCCAGCTCAAACAGGACCAGCCGTTATTAACGAGGAAACTGGTAATATAAAACTTGATTTAACTAAAAAACCAGAACAAGATGCCAATACAAAGCAAGAAGCAGCAGACGTGGTTACAGATAAACAAGCCGAACCTGTACAAGAAGTGGAAAAAGAAATACCACAACAACCAGAGCCCGTTCAAGCTGAAGAATCCGTACCTGAAAAACCAGTAGAAGAAACTGTACTTGAAGAAATAACGGAAGAAAAGAAAGAGGAAATAACGCAAGAAGTTACACAAGAATTAAAAGAAGATGTAGCTGAAGCAATAGCGGAACAAAAAGAATCTGGTATAGAATTGCCTGAAAACATTCAAAAGGTTGTAGACTTTGTAAATGAAACAGGAGGTAGTTTAGAAGACTACGTAAAGCTAAATACTGATTATGATTCATTAAATGAAAATCAACTATTAGCAGAGTATTATCAAACATCGAAACCTCATCTTGATAGAGACGAAATTAACTTTATTATGGAAGATAAGTTTTCTTATAATGAAGATGAAGACGATGAAAAAGATATTAGAAAAAAGAAAATAGCAAGAAAAGAAGAACTTGCTAATGCAAAAAATTATTTAGATGGATTAAAATCTAAATATTATGCAGAAATAAAAGGCGGTAGTAAATTATTACCGGAACAACAAAAAGCGGTAGAGTTCTTTAACCGATATAATAAAGAACAAAAAGAGCAATCATCCGTAGCTAAAAAGCAGACTGATGCGTTTTTAAATAAAACAAACCAAGTTTTCAATGACGATTTCAAAGGTTTTGAATATAACGTCGGCGATAAAAAATATAGGTTTAATGTTAAAGACGCAAACAAGGTCAAGGATAGCCAGAGCGACATTAACAATTTTGTCAAGAAGTTCTTGAATGAAAATAATGAAATGTCAGATGCCTCCGGTTATCATAAAAGCTTATTTACAGCTATGAATCCAGATCAAGTTGCAAAACACTTTTACGAACAAGGTAAAGCAGATGCAATTAAAGACAGTACAACAAAAGCCAAAAACGTTAAGATGGGGGCGAGAGGTGTCCATTCAGATGTTAAGACTGCCAATGGTTGGAATGTTAGATCAGTTGGTTCGGGGAATGATAGCAGTAAACTTAAAATTAAAACATTTAAACATTTAAAATAGTAAATTATGGCAGCACCAGGATTTGCGCAAGCGCCACCAACGTTGGCCAACTTAGCGCATTTGACTCCAAGACCCGTACAAGGTTTATTTGGTGATAACTATTTATCACTAGCCGATATGACTTGGACTCAACAATTTTTACCTGAAGTTTACGAGAAAGAAGTAGAGCGTTATGGAAACAGAACGATTACTGGTTTCTTAAGAATGGTAGGGGCAGAGATGCCTATGGCATCAGACCAAGTAGTTTGGTCAGAACAAGGAAGATTACACATTGCATATGATACAGTTACATCAAATGCACCAGGCGCAGGCCCGGGTGGACAAACAATTTCATTACCTTCTCCGGGAGCTGATGGGAATGTACCACTTTTAGGACCTGGTATGACTTGTGTTATCGCACTTGGAAACGATACAAATAATATTTACATTAATAGTTTAGCAGGACCTGTTGCAGGTGGTTTGCAAACATACAATATTGATGTATATGATGACGCTAACAACGTACTAGATGTAGCCCTTCAAGGAGCTGCTGCAGGTGGGGAGTTAAGCTTATTTGTTTTCGGTTCAGAATACAAAAAAGGATCACCAGAGGGTGGAAATTCTATTGATGCTTCCTTTACAAGTTTTAGTAATCAACCAATTATCATCAGAGATAAGTATGAAGTAAACGGTTCAGACGTTGCTCAAATCGGATGGGTTGAAGTTACTACTGAAATTGGTACAGGTGGTTATCTATGGTACTTAAAATCTGAGCACGAGTCTAGAATTAGATTCGAAGATTACTTAGAAATGAGTATGGTAGAATCAAAGAATGTAGAGCAAGTGGTAGCAGGTGTACCAGGCTTTACAGGATTCCAAGGTGGAAACCTACAAGGTATGCAAGGTTTATTTGCTACACTAGAAGAAAGAGGATTGGTATATAATGACCCAGCATTTGCAGAACCTGCGGGAGCTGCTGGTGGTTCAGGAATCGATCAGTTCGATACTATTCTACAAGAGCTTGATAAGCAGGGAGCAATTGAAGAGAACATGTTATTCTTAGACAGACAGACATCTCTTGATATTGATACTATGTTAGCACAGCAAAATTCTTACGGAGCAGGAGGTACATCTTATGGTGTATTTGATAACTCTGAAGATATGGCGCTTAACTTAGGATTCTCTGGTTTCAGACGTGGAGCATATGACTTTTACAAAACTGACTGGAAATATCTAAATGACTCTACAACTAGAGGACTTATTGACGATATTAAAGGTGTGTTAGTACCAGCAGGAACTTCTACAGTTTACGATCAACAATTAGGACAGAATATTTCAAGACCATTCTTACACATTCGCTACAGAGCTTCTGAAGCTGATGACAGAAGGTTAAAATCTTGGGTAACTGGTTCAGTTGGTGGTAACTATACAAGTGACGCAGACACAATGACTGTTAACTTCTTATCGGAGAGAACAATGTGTACGCAAGCCGCTAACAACTTTGTATTATTCAAAGCTACTTAGTAGTAAACTAATGTAAGGAACGGGTGTCTTCGGGCACCCAATCTTTACTTTTTATTAACAATTATATTATATTATATCATGGCTAAAACAGCAACACAATGGGAAGTTAAAGATAGACTTTATAAACTTACCAAAAATAAAAAACCTTTAATATTTACCATACCAACAGCTCATTCACAAAGAAAAGCTTTATTATGGTTTGATGAAAATTTAGGTTACCAAAGAGAATTACGATACGCAACAAATCAGCCTTCTGTTTTTGTAGATGAACAAAAAGGGAAAGCAACAATGGGTAGAGTAATATTTAGAAACGGGCAATTAAGAGTAAAAAAAGAAGATGTAACTCTTCAAAAGTTTTTATCCTTATATCACCCGTATATGAAAGAGGGTATTATTGAAGAAATAAAACCAAAAGAGCAAGCAGTAAATGAAGTTGCTTGGATTGAGTTTGAATTGCAAGCTTTAAATCTTGCTAAGCAAGCTACAGTAGATGAGGCAGAAGCTATATTAAGAGTTGAAGTTGGAGAGAAAGTTAATAGATTATCTTCAGAAGAATTAAAAAGAGATTTATTAGTATTTGCTAGAAAAAATCCTCAGCTATTTTTACAACTAGCACAAGATGAAAACACTGAGTTGAGAAACTTTGGTGCAAAAGCAATTGAAGCTGGTATATTAAAATTATCACAAGACCAAAGAACATTTACTTATGGCAAGAGTGGTAAAAAAGTATTGACAGTACCATTTGATGAACATCCTTATTCTGCACTAAGTGCATACTTTAAGACTGACGAGGGTATGGAGCTTTACAAGAATATAGAAAAAAGACTTAAATAGTCACCTTTTATAGTAATAGGCTATCTAAGGGTGGCCTATTATTATAATAACAAAATATAAATTATGGCTGTAAGCGTAGATACTGTATATCAAAGAGTATTAGCAATACTTAATAAAGAACAACGAGGATATGTAACACCTCAGCAATTTAACTTGTTTGCTAATCAAGCACAATTGGATATATTCGAACAGTACTTTTATGATATAAATCAATTTGGCCGTATACCAGGAAACGATACAGAGTTTTCTGACATGCTAAATATACTTAATGAAAAGATTAGCATATTTGAAGTCAACGATGATATGACTTATGCAAATAACTATTGGAGCCCACCCGCTGATATTTACAGAATGGGTACGATAGTTTACAAAAACACCACAGAGGGTTTTACATTAAACCCAAGTGCTACTACAACTATTGAAACATTTGTAGAAGCCGAGCGAATTGAATACAATGATTTTCTTTATATCAATCAATCCGCATACACACGTCCAACAAACACAAGACCTATATTTATAGAGAATAGTTCAGGCTACAAAGTATATGGCAATACCGAGTTAACATCGGATGTAACGTGTAATTATATTAAAAAGCCCGCTGAAGTAGTTTGGGGCTACCAAATTGTTTATGGTGAAGCACTTTATGATGCAACAACAGCGACTAATTTTGAACTGCATGATTCGGAAGAAACAGAGTTAGTTGTTAAAATCTTAGAGTTTGCAGGCTTAAATGTTGAAGACGTGCAGATGTATCAAATAGCTAATAGCATGGAACAAGAAACTAACCAACAAGAAAAAGCTTAATATATGCCATTTTTAAATCAAACACCAGAGGAATATTACTTAGGACCCGACGGGCTGTGGAACAGCAACGACGAGAATTATGGCGATTATCAATTTACAAGTATTGCTGATGTTATTAATAATTTCATGACTATATATGTAGGCCAAGAAAAAATTATAACAAAAGTTAAAAGAACAGATGTTTCTTTTTATGCGCAAAGAGCTTTACAGGAATTTAGCTTTGATATACTGCCTCAGGAAAAATCTATAGAAATAGAAATACCACCTGGGCTATATATGGTTTTGCCACAAGATTATGTAGGGTATACAAAACTTTCCTGGACGGATCAATATGGAATTGAAAGAATAATATATAGAACCGATTTAACAAGTAATCCAACTCCATATATACAAGACAGTGAATACGAATATACTTTTGATAGCGATTCACAAATACCTTTAGCGCAAGAATCTGAAACTTTAAAAAGATTTAAAAGAGACGACGTTTTTCCTAATGCTTTTAATGCTAATACGGCATTACAAAATTGGTATATGGGTAATCCAGATTTGCTTTTTATGTATGCTTATGGTGGGAGATATGGATTAAATCCACAACAAGCACAAGCAAACGGGGTATTTTATATTGATAAAATAAAAGGCATGATCAGGTTTAGCTCTAATCTAAGTGGTAGAATTGTAGTATTAAAATATATTAGTGATGGCTTAGGTACAGAGGAAGATATGCAAGTGCATAAATTTGCAATAGACGCAATTTATAAATACATTGTACATGCTATATTATCAACAAGAGCAAACACGCAAGAATACCTGGTAGCAAGATGGAAAAAAGAATCCGTAGCCGCAAGACGCAATGCTAAAATAAGATTATCAGAACTTAAAAATAATCTGTTAGCGCAAGTAATGAGAAACCAATCCAAATGGATTAAAAGTTAAATAATATGCCAGAAGTAATACACAACTTTACATCGGGGAAAATGAATAAAGACCTCGATGAAAGATTAGTACCTAATGGCGAATATAGAGATTCTTTAAATTTAGAAATATCAACTTCTGAAAGTAGCAATGTCGGATCTTTACAAACTGTATTAGGTAACGCTGTTAATAATAACAAGACGCTTAATCCGCAAACAGGTGTTATAACTGAATGGGGCAATGACTTTATACCCAACATGTATTACCCATGCACTATAGGTAGTATAAGAGATGATATCAACGAAAAAATATATTGGTTTCTTGCGTCAAGTGGTATTAGTGCTATTGCTGAGTATGATCAAAAAACAGATACAATAGCTCCTGTTTTAGTAGACACTCAAAATATATTAAAATTTAGTAAAGATTATTTAATTACAGGTATAAGTATATTGGAAGGCATATTAATGTGGACTGATAATCAAACTGAACCTAAATCTATTACAATTGAAACATTTAAAAATGGTTCAACTAATTTTTTAACGCACACCACTTATACTAACGGCGTTATAACAAGGGACTTTCAAGAAGAGGATATAACAGTTATTAAAAAATATCCTACTACAGCTCCGATACTAGACCTAGCAAATACGAGAGCTACTGATCCTGACGGTAATCCTGTGGTTGTTAATAACACTACATCTGCTAACTTTACCGAGTCTGCTCCAATCGGATTTGACCCAGGCAATACTGGATTTGTTCCTTTACCCCCAGGCTCTTTACTTACACTAAATTGGCTTCAATCGCCATATCCTTACTATAGTGTAAATGACGTATTAATTCTAACTACCAGTGCCGAAGACGACGACCAAGTCGAAGTAAATTTCGAGGCAAGAGTGCAAGTTGTTAGTGTTCCTCAAGGGCTAACACAAACATTTGCAGAGGTAAGTGTATTGTCTGTTTCAGAAAATGTTTCAGCAGTAGCATTACCATGGGATGTTACTTTAGAAGAAGACGATCCTTTATTTGAATTTAAATTTCCCTCATTTGCATATCGATGGAAATATGAAGATAACCAATTTTCTGCATTCTCACCATTTTCTGAGGTAGCCTTTTTACCTGGTGAATTTGAATATAACACGTTCCAAGGGTACAACTTAGGAATGAAAAATACATTAAGGCAATGTCTTATAAGTAATTTTATTACAAATGACATACCTGACAACGTAAAAGAAGTTGAGTTGTTATATAAAGAAACCTCAAACACCAATGTATATAAGGTAGATTCTTTTGAAAGAGATGATGAAATATGGACGGCTAATACTTATGATATACAATCAGAAATTATTAGCTCTGTGTTACCTTCTAATCAAATATTAAGGCCATATGACAATGTTCCAAGATATGCTAAAAGTTTAGAAATAAGTGCTAACAGGCTAATATTTGGTAATTATGTTCAAAATTATACGCTATTAAATGACTTAAATCAAACAATTAAGCCAACAATAGATATTGTAATTGCACCTAATACAACATTAAACCCGGATCAAGCGGGATATGCGTTACCACCTACACCAGGTGTATCGCACCCATCTATAAAATCGCAGAGAACATATCAAGTTGGTGTTGTATACTCTGATAAATACGGAAGACAATCTCCGGTATTTACATCAGAATCAGCGGCTACTATATTACAAAAGCCAGAAGCTAATCAATATAATAGGATTACCGCTACAATGACTAGCTTGCCTCCAGAAGGTTTCGATTATTTTACATGGTACATAAAAGAAGCGTCACAACCGTATTATAATATAGCTATGGATCGTTGGTATGAAGCTGATGATCAAAATATATGGATTTCATTTCCGTCTTCCGAAAGAAATAAAATAGACGAAAATACATTTTTAGAATTAAAAAAACAACACGATAACGACGAGTTTGTTTCTGACCCTGCTAGATATAAAGTAGTTGCGATAGCTAATGAGGCACCAATATTTATTAGAGAAAGAATAAAAACATTTGGTACTTTAGATAACGATCCCAATAATACTTTTTGTTTTCAAAACGGTAGTGGCGACGGTCAAGGGCAATTTCCTTTGCCGGAGTATGCTTACATGCAAATGAAACTGGGCTCAGACACAAATCCAGCTCAAGGTACATGGAATAGAAGCCCTTTAAAAGAAGCTGCCTCAGAGACTTTAAATCCGCAGGTAATGCGTATTGTAGGTAATACAGGCAAAAGCGATTGGTATGATGTAGCCTCTATTTCTGAAACTGTTAATGGCTTAGGGGCTGATGTTATTCAAATTAATATTGAAGGAAGATTTGGTGATGACATGGCGTTTACTTCTATTGACGGCACAGGAGATACACAAACTTCTGGCCTACAATTTGAATTAGCCGCAAAAGTATACGAGCAAAAGCCTGAATATGAAGGTAGATTTTTTGTAAAATTATATAGAGATTTAGCATTAGAAAAATATATATTGGCTAACGCTAATGAAGATAATTATTCAATTAAAAACGCAACACAAGTAGGCTATGCTTCTGGATCTTATGGAAAAAGCTATTGGAAAGACCGAGGCGATGGTAATGTATTTATTGATAATGTTACAGCCGCTACGGGTGGTAATGGAACAGGCTGGGCTTCAACAACGCAAGGGGCAGATGTAATATATAGAATGGATTTATCTTTTTCAGGTGTACCGCCAGATAAAGATAAAGATTTTAACGTTGGGCATACTACTTTAAAAAGATATGCAGACTTTGTAGATGGACTAGAAGCGGTAGGACAAAGATTTAGATGGAGGCAAGATCCAGGTATTGGAACAGAAGCAGAGCCAGAAGAACAAGGTATATATGAAATTACAGCCAGCAATAAAGTAACAAGAATTAGAAATTACGAGGCTGATTCTAAGTCTGGTTCATTTGCGCAATCTTCAAATAAAAGAACTCGATATGAAATAGAATATAAATTAGTTTCGGGTACAGGCGGATTTAATCCTACTATAGGGAATAATCAATGGACAAATCAGTCGGATTGTTACGTAATGGAGTTACTTGCACCGTTTTTTATTGAAAAAAGCTTTAGCAGTACTAATCCAGGTATATGGGAAACGGAGCCCGCAGAGGCTGTGGATTTAGATATCTATTATAAAGCATCAGACTTAATACCAATTAGCAACCACGGCGATATAAACAGCCCCCAGCCTTACGATTTAAACTGGTACAATTGTTATTCTTTTGGTAATGGTGTAGAGTCAGATAGAATTAGAGATGATTACAATGCATCTACTTTAGGCAATGGCCCAATAGCCTCAGCCCCACTAGATGAGCCATACGCAGAAGAAAGAAAAACAACAGGATTTATATATTCTGGATTGTTTAATTCTATATCAGGTATAAATAATTTAAATCAATTTATACAGGCTGAATCTATAACATTAGACATAAATCCAAGATTTGGATCTATACAAAAATTATGGGCCAGAGATACAGATTTAATTACTTTTTGTGAAGATAAAGTATTAAGCGTGCCGGCTAATAAAGATATATTGTTTAGCGCGGCAGGAAATACAGCAGTAACAGCAAGTAATAAAGTTTTGGGTACCCCAAGGCCTTACGCCGGCGAATATGGTATAAGTAAAAACCCAGAGTCTTTTGCAAACTATGGCTTTAGAGCATACTTTACCGACAAGGCTCGAGGGGCTGTGCTTAGATTATCAAGCATGCCTGGTGGTGGTGGAAATGGATTAACGCCTATATCTGAATATGGGATGATTGATTTCTTCGCTGATAACCTTGCATCATCAACATTATGTATTGGTGGTTTTGATGATAATAAAAAAGCTTACAATTTATACTTAGACCCTTTAGCCAGCGAATGGCAAAACGAATTTAAATCTAAAAGAGTAAATAGTTCGGGGGATTGGGAAGATTATATACCGCAATCTACAGTGTTATCGTTTAAAGAAAAAGTAACTGGATGGGAAACTCGTAAATCTTTTGAAAACATTGAAGGATTAATATCTTTAAATAACGTATTTTATACATGGAAAGATGGTATGCTCTGGAGGCATGGTATACAATCTCAACCAAGATTAAATTTTTACGGTATACAATATGATTCATCGATTAACTTTTTAATTAATGAAATGCCTGACGTAGTTAAATCTTACAAAACACTTAATTACACAGGATCAAAATCAAAACAATATTTATATAGCAACGCACAGTACCAAGACAAAACGGCCGCTGAAATGATTGCTATAAGCTTTATACCCACAAGTCAAACAGTATATAAAGACGGATGGTATACAGAATATTTAACTACTAATTTACAAACAGGTGGTGTAAATGAATACGTAGAAAAAGAAGGAAAGTGGTTTCAATACTTAAAAGGTGATGATACTTTTTTCAATACAAATACAGACAACAATGTAGATAGTCACGACTTTTCAGTGCAGGGGATAGGTAGAGGAATTGTTACAGGGGATCTTTTAAGCTCGTACAATGTACATATATTTATTAATCCGTCATGTTATTTAGGAACAGTTGCACCAGTTGCAAACAATATGGTATATACCGTTTCTGAAGATTGTACAACAACCTGTGCCGTATTACAATTAGATGCACTAGACTCAAATCCATAATTATGCCATTAACATTAACATATAGCTTAGTAAGTGACAATACGACGAACGGAACGTTAGGAACAATAAACCCAACTACCGGTACTGTTGTATTTACACCTAACCCTAATTACACGGGTTCAGCGGGTAATTTTACATATAAAGTAAACAATGGCTTTTTTGATAGTAATGTTGCTACGGTAACAGTTAGTGTTTCAGATGTTAACGACCCACCTAATATAACATCAACACCTCCAAGTGGACCATTCGGAGTTGGAGATAGTTATGAATATCAAGGTTTTGCAACTGATCCAGATCACGATGTTGACCTGTTAGTTTGGAGCTCTTCCAATATGCCATCTAATTATAGTATTATTCAACCTGATGCTACTAGAGGATTCTGTACGGTTCAAGGAACTGTTCAAGGTGGTAGTGTTACGTTTGATTTAACTGTAACAGATCCTGCTGGGGCAAGCGATACACAATCAATAACAATAGGTGGTATTGTACCAACAGTAGATTCTTATTTTAAATTCTTTTTTGACAGCAGCGGATCTATGGGTACTACATTAGCAAGACTCCAAAGAGATCTTCAAGGATCCGGGGTTACTAATCCCGCGTTAGATAATACTTGTTTGCAATATTATCTACAAGACTTTTTTGCTACAGGCCTTACACAAGCGCAAGGCAATACAGATAACGCGACTAACGGTGTTAATGGGTATAATAGTCACGTGAGTTTAGTAAGTGATCCTAGCGAAAGGCCACATTATCAATTAAACAACAGATCAAATTCAAGTACAGCTGGATTTAGCACTGTAGCAGGCGGTGATTTTCCTAATGCTACTAGTGTAGTTATAGGTGTATTCATGGATGAATGCGATAATATTGGTGTTCCACTAGCGGCATCTTCATACAATCCAACTACATCTTCGCCAGTAACACAAACTGGATTACAAGATATTCAGCGTTTAGGCTCTCAGGTTTCAACATTAAATGCAACTAATAGCGGTTTTTATAGAGGATTAGTATTCCCAGTTAGTATTAATAATCAAGTCGGTAACTTATCCGGATTTGCGGAATTTTATAATGATTCTATAAGTGGGGCTGCTGGTACTCAAATGGCAACCGCAACACTTAATTTAACTTATTATGCAGTGCAACAAGCCTTTACTCCACAAGTAAGTCAAACATGGAATGATGGTGACACTTGTGATGGCTACTATACTAAAATTGTTGTAGACAACTTATTAGCTTTAGGATATTCAATACCAACATATGCTGGACCTAGTTGTGGCGGCGGCACACCTGCTCCTTCAAATTTCTCTACAAATCTTTCAAGACCAGTAAATCCTAACTTATGGGAAACTTACGCTGGCGACGAAACTGCTTGTGTAGATGGTGAAAACGATTTTAATAATGGTGATACTTTCCCGGTATATTACTTAGAGCGTATACCTGGGGCTACTACGGGAAGTAATTCACAGGGTAATCCGACTATAGGAGATAGATTATATAGAACAGAGCAAAGCGATGGCAGCCTTCTATCCGAGCTACCAAGCGGTTGGTATTTTAATGGCGATGCCACACAGAGTGAAGGCGTAGCAATAGATTATGTATTTGGAGCCGGAATTGCAAATAGCGGTATTTATGTATGTGGAGGTCATGGAGGCACACCTTAAAATAAATTAATTATGGCATTAGGAAATTTTACAGTAACCGATATTAATTTCGAGGTACCTGAATTTGTAGATATATCTACAGTACAATCCGGGGCTACGATAACTATCACGCCTAATCAAGGTTATGTTATTGATGCAAGTGATTTTAGTTTAAGATCACCTATACCATCATTAATAGACGCTAACGCCTCTGTGTTTAATCAAGTTGGGGCAAATATAGAATTGGTATTAGTATTTAATTCGGAGACAATGCCTAGCAATAATTTAGAAGTTCCTATATGTGTTGCTGGATTTGATCAGCTTATTGCAATTACAGTAGATGGACTATGGGTTGCTTCGCTTATAAATGCTACTAGTTCAATTAACGGTGTAGTACAAACCTCTGGTTCATATTCGGGTAATGGTGAATTAGGTACAACAGAAGAAGTAATTTCGGGTTTAACCCTAACTGCTGATACAGATTATTTCTTTAATACAATTCCTGTTGCCACTGTAAATACAGGTGTTGAAGCTAGCTATAGTATAATAAGAACAGATGTATATACAGGTTTAAATATAACAGAATCTAGTTTTGATGTTAGTTATACATTCCCTAATAATAATGTAACAGGCGACTTTATAACCTTTACCGGCAACGCTATTGCTGTTCCTTCTACACAAGTATATATTAATGCTTATTCCATGAATACATCAAATGTTAATGCTGGTGGTGAGAGTAGAGCAATATCAATTACTGGAAATACAGGTGCAAATTATACATTAAAAATAGAAAACACCGCAGGGACGGGAACTGTTATCGATGTGGCTGGTGTTATTGATGCTTCAGGTAGCGTTTCTTTTACCGCAGTATTTCCAACCGTTACAGCGGATCAAACATATGAAGTTACTTTTGGTGGAGATTTAAATCCGGCATTAATAGGCCCAACTGCACCATTAGATGATCAATTCTTATTGACACAAGACTTAGCGATGACGCTTAC